TATGCACGTTCTTTTTGTTCAGTATAAGTGTTTCTGTTCATAACACAAGGATCATTTCTATATCTCCATTTCATTCGGCAAGTTTCATTACAATAGAGTTTTGCTCTTCCACCTTTTCGTGGATGTTGTTCAACTTCTTTACCGCAGGATTTACAGATAATCATTTTGGTTATGAACGTATACATACACCTATTTATAATAAATGTATGTTGGAGGAGAGATCCATACAGTGAAACAGAAGCGCAATACAAGTCATAGGTCTGTTTCGCACCGACTTGCAGCTGGGGTTTTTCACTCTCCTTTTTTCAAGTAGGTTTTCTGTTGCTTATCCTAAAAAACCCACTACAAAATGGATAAGCAAAGTAGGACTGCTGAGACTTGAACTCAGTTCACACCGTTATAAGCAGTGGGCCTTAACCCATAGGCGACAGTCCCTTAAGACCAGATCTATAGTAGCGGACCTGGAACGCTCTGTCAAGACCCTTCTTCGTGGTCTGTGTGAATCTTGACTATCTCTTCAAGATCCACATTTGCTTCGTTACATATACTAACCACTTCTTTGTAAGGAACCATTACTGCATTTCCGTGTTGACTTTTGATGAGTAGTGTCTCACCGCTTTCTACTCTATTCATAAGGTTATCAAAATCTGCTTGAAACTCTTCAATTGTAAAGGATGGAAGTTTTTCGATTTCTGGATTCATTTTCATAAAGTGATTTTATGAGTCCGAGTTGCAGGATTCGAACCTGCGACCCTCTGCTCCCAAAGCAGATGCGCTACCAAACTGCGCTAAACCCGGTTACTTGTCTCTATGTATAAACATAATACCAGCAAATGGTACGATTGTCAACCCGCACCCGCAGAGAAAAAGAAAAAATGGATTTGCTGCGAGTGCTTCTACGATATGGAAAATCATTTTATATATGCGTGATCTAGGGACCAAATGATTAACAATCCTATTATACCAAAGATTGTGAGTGCTGTATAGATGCGGTCATTCATCGTCTTCGTCCTCGTATGTAGAAGGTTCTTCAAAAAGTTCATTCATCTTTTGTTGTAAAACTCTTTTTAGTAGTTCTTCTAAATCTTCTTCTGACATTAGTTTAACGTGATCTTAAGCCAAGGTAAGAGTGGGGGAATAATACCAATCAGTCTCAGTAGTCCCTCAGCAAATAAAGCAAGAACCACCCAACCGACGCACATACTAATGATAGAAGCATTACGGTTGTGTCGTCGTATTGCTGCATCAATCATCTCCTGAACTTCTGAACGAGTAATAAATTCGTCTTGAGGTTCCATCACTTCTCATCTCCAAGAAATTTTGCAAGAGGATCTCTACGGGTTTTAACTATCTCAACTGCTCTTTTATAGAACATATTATCAGTGTTACCAGAAGCCTCAAAAGTTTCTTTGATCTTCACCCAATTATCATAGGTGCGTTGATCCATTTTTCTAGTTCGTATTACTACTATATACTAGTTCTGGACTTTTGAACGTCAACGATTTGTGTTCAAAGAGTAACACTGTTGAAGAGAATCTTAAATTTTTAATGCTTCTTAACGGAAAGGGTGGGATTCGAACCCACGGATGCTTTCACATCGCCAGTTTTCAAGACTGGAGCCTTCAACCACTCGACCACCTTTCCAATATTCAGTTCTTAACGAACTTCAAAATCAAGACGCCTAACTTTACGCTGGCGACGTGCTTCTTGCCAAGCAATATCTTGAGAAGTCAGCACACCTTTTTTTTGATTTTCTTTTAAAGAGTTTAGCATAACAATGCGAGATAAGTCAAGTGCCGAAATCTTATCTCCACGAATTGTTGCCATATTCGGACATCCACAAGTAACTGTTTTTGAGTGGTGTCCTGTTAGTTCTCTATTACAATCTTTGCATCTTATTGATAACATTGTTCTTCATCCTCATCACTGTAAATGTGATCTTAATTGCCATACAAACTTACCGTGAGATTCCATTAAATCTTGAACTAGATTAGCAGTTGCATAAGACTTTTGTTGCTCTGCTTCTTCCGAAATCTCTACCATCAACTCACAAAACTTAGTGTTATTATCCAGAAGTTCTTGAAGCATATCTTTTGCTCCAGATGAACTTGCTGCCTCTTTAATTTGTGTAACCTCAAGCATTCTTGAAAGAGAACTTAATGGTTTTACATTTAAGTATCTCATATGTTCGGAGAGTCTGTCAATCTCTTCAAACATCGTTTCATACTGTCCGCCAAAGAGTTGATGTAGTTGAGTAAAATCTTCTCCAACTACATTCCAGTGAAACGCCCAAGTTTTATGAAATAAAACAAAAAGTGATGACTGAGCATCACTTAAGAGTTTAAACAGTTTTTCCATTATACTCTTTTTGTATTTATTTATCAAGTATGCCCGATATAGGTTCCGCCCCTACCGATGCCTGCTTGTAAGGCAGGTCCCTTCACTAGCTGGGTCATCGGGCAAAAGGTCCTCTGTCTAGGAATCGAACCTAGTTTCCAAGTGCATTGTCTGCCTGTCCTTACCAATAGACTACCAGAGGATGTGGTAGGTGTTGGGGACTTTACCTATGTCCCCACTCTTTACATTCACCCAAGCACCAGTTTAAACATCGACCTGGGGAGAGGTTTTGGCACCTACGAAGGTTTCCAATAGCCGTTCTTATCTCCCATAAGGAAGATGTAGGTATCGAACCTACAAAGGACAGTCCCTAACGGAACTGCTGGGAATTCCACCCAGAACCAATATGAAAGAATCGGACATTTCCAACCCTTTCAACTCCACAACCTGGATTCGAACCAGGGACCAAAAGATTAACAGTCTTCTGCGCTACCGCTGCGCCATTGTGGAATAAGAACCCGAAGGTTCAGAGCGGGTAACCGGAATCGAACCGGTGACTCCAACTTGGAAGGATGGCATTTTACCCCTAAACTATACCCGCTTATGAGACAATCATAAACCTTTTGAGTTTGATTGTCAAGTGCCCGAAACAGGATTTGAACCTGTAAGCCGTCGTAGGGCGATAGGACCTAAACCTATTGCGTTTGCCAATTCCGCCATTCGGGCAAGATGGAGTAAGTGTGATATACCTCATAAGGATATAACAGAGACTTACTCTCTATTACTTTTATATATGGAGATAAACTCCAACAGGCTCACCTGGAATCGAACCAGGGACATTCGCTTAGAAGGCGAAGGTTATATCCGCTTAACTATGAGCCCATATAAGTTGGAAACGCATAAGACAGTGCCTTATGTATATTACCAGAAGTGTTAGAGGACTTCCGAACCAACAAAACAATCATACCAGGTTAGGATTTGATCGTCAAGTGAGTGTCGCGTGGTTGTGAATCTAAATTAAACCTTTTTAATAAGTGCCCCACTGGATCTTATCTTAAGGTTTAAACCGCGACATATTCTATTTTACAGGTTCTTCCTTACAGGTGTCAAGCCACGGAGCACAAAGTCTCATTTCTCCTCCTAGTTTCTTACACTCTTCAGTGTAACATATAGAAGCTTCTGGAGCCTTCTCTATCAACCGTGGCAAAGGTATTCTAGGGGTTCCAGAGTCCCCTGTCAAGCGTTCATAGTCATATATGGCTTGATCTACTTTGTTTTTGATGATAAAATCTAATAACTTCTCATCATTCCTAAACTTCTCATTCAAATCCTCTCCAAATTCAATTCCCAGTTCCTGTTGAATAAGCGTAATAAACTTCCAAAGATCTTCTTGAGATAATTTAAAATATCCCGCAATAGCAACTACAATACTTGATGTAATAAAAGCGATTACCATCGCCTTAGTAATACCGAATATATTAACTTTTCCACCTTTGATAGTGAAAAGTTTAATCATTATATTCCTCCAGAGACTTATCAATAACTCTATCTATACGATATTTTAATAACTCTTCATCTTGAATAATATAATCATTAATAACATCAATAGTCCCGATTCTCAATTGAATCTCATCCATTAAATTAAAAGCCTTTCTTTTCTCAACTCCAGGAATCAAAGAAATCAAGTCTAAAGATCCGTGAATAATTGCACCTATCTTTATCCATTCCTTTAGAGATTTTTTTTCTTTACCAAACTTAAATTCAAAGATATTAAACTTACTGTTGCTCATCAAAAAAATCCTCTAGAGCATCATCTAATATTTGTTCTGGATCAATTTTCTTTCTAGGTTCTCTCATCTTTTTGGTATCAAAAGTTAGAGTCGGCGTTATAGACCCATCTGCTTCTACTTTTAACTTTGTTCCAAATGGAGTTCCTTTTGGTTGTATCTCTACCTGATTATAAGAGTTTAATTTAACTTCACCTATATCAGTTTCTACTTTTAAATATCCTGTTCTAGCAGCAATATTAACTATGTCTTCTGGTTCTTGTGGAAGATTATCAATAGACATAAGAGGAGAGCATACACTCCCCTCTATTTATTTTATCAAGCAGATGCCTTTGCTTCTTTTCTGGCAGTCTTCTCTTCTGAGATTTCTGACCTACGTGCTTTTGCAAGTTTAGTCAGTTCTTGAAGTGCTTTACGGGCTCTGGTGCCAGCAGCACTGTTTCCATTCGCAAATTTTTCATCCTCAGATTGCCAAGTCGCAAATGCATCAGCAATTTGTTGTGCAGTTTCAGACATAATACCCCTCAAAAAAATAATTAGGATTAAGTATATATGCACTAAAAAGGGGAGTGTATACTCCCCTTACAATCAAACTTCTACCTGAATCAGTCGGTTGGCATAATCATGAGCATACGAAGTGCGGGCACCATGATGCCCCCAACCAATCCAACTATACGCATAGTCCATATAACGATTGATAGACTTGCCAGGAGTTTTCATCCTTTCTTCAATTCGTCTCCATTGGACTTCAGTTGTAAGATAACGAAGTTGCGTATCAAGTGATGATGGAGAACCACCATACCTTTTAGCAAAATCACCCAATCCATAATAACGATCGGCAGATGTCCATTGAATCAGTCCATAACCGCGGCCGCAGTTATTCCAACTGGTTCTGCTACCACCTTCACAAATGTTAGGAATAAAAGTTGATTCCTGACGAATGTTACCCATGATGGTAGCAAGGGCGTTTCTGTCTTTAATACCACGGTCCTGGAAATATGCCAGGGCAGCATTTTCATGTTCATTACACCCTTTACAAATTAGCCTTTTCTCTTTTGGCTTTTCGGGAGCAACCTCTAGGATCGCTGTCTTCTCTGGTTCAAACTCCTTAATAATAGAATATTTTGGAGCACTTGCAGATGATGGCAGTGTTGCCGTTATGGTTGTAACCGATGCCAGAAGGGGCAGGGCTACAGTAAAGACGTTAAGCATTAAAATTAATAGAACTCTACATCCGTATAGAGAAAGCGCACATCCCCTTTCTCAAGGGGCAGTCTCCACGGCTCTAAATCAAGTATCAAAGTCTCATAATAAAAAACCCTGCTCATAACAGGGATTTTAGCATTATAAGTTTTTATTTAGAGTTTGTCAATCTTCTGGTTCTAAGGAAACAATTTCAAGTTCATCTCCTTCTGGTTCAATCCACTCATAGAACTCAGCAAGAATTGCACGGGCATCTTCCTTTTCAATACTCATATCCGCAGCACGGTCAAGAGACCACCCTCGCACATGAGCAACAATATCTTCAGTCGTTGCGTTCATAATAATCTTTTCGGAAGTACCTGTTGAGGATGTTGCTATTGTAGTACCTTGGGGTTCCGTCGTCAAGTCCTTCGGTAAGGACGTTATGGGCGAATAACTGTCTGGTTTCCTCAAAGTTTGTTTTGCCCTTTGTTTTATGTAATGATAAGATAGTTCGACTAAAATTTTCTCTGCCAAATTTGTCAATGTCTTCTTTAAGTTCCGGACAAGACCCATAATACTCCTTCCAGTTGGACTCGGATTTTACTTTTCGTTTTTTCCCCTTAGGAGTTCTAAAACTCCAAAAATATTTTCTACCAATATATTCCCTACCATTGAGATTGTTTTGAATATGATAAACAAAACCAAAATGATCTTGAATATCACTAGACTCAAAAACCTTTCCATTATAGGTCCAAGGGTTTTCATAGTCAATATCTGTACTCATCAATAATATCAAGAACTTCGTTCAGATATTTATGAGCGAGTCCTTTCATATCCATATCATGCCTAATATGTTCATTATACAAATTATTTTTTAGTTTTAAAACGCGAACTTTTAACTCATCTTTTGTAAGTTGATTCTTAGACATAAAAAAAGGAGGTATAACCTCCTATATCTATTCATTTGCACCTAACCATTCCCTACAAAAGTCATAATCTCCAAACATAAACTCATCGCATTCTGCTGCCTCTTTATAGGCATTTAGAATTGCTTCCTCGCACCATTCATCATAATTGGAATCCTGCGAAAGTATTTTTGGTAACATCCTGCTTAATGCCTCCAACTACATAGGATTCTACCTCAGTTTCCTGTGGAGCAACCTGAAGACCTTTGGAAGAAATCCAGTGCTGGGTCCAAGGAAGTGGGTTGTTATTTGCAGAAATATCATATTGGGGTTTAAGACCAATCGCTTTAAGTCTACGATTAGCAATCCACTCAACATATTGCTGAAGAAGTTTATCATTGAGTCCAATCATACTGCCATCTTTAAAAAGATAATCAGCCCACTTCTTTTCTTCATTTACAGCACGATCGAACATTTTATAAACCCATTCTTCCTCTTCTTTAGCAATTTGTTTCATTTCAGGATCATCACCTTCTCTCCACTTATTCAGAATATTCTGAGTAAGTGCTAGGTGTTGATTTTCATCCCTTGCAATAAGAGAAATAATTTTTGCTGATCCTTCCATGAGCTTGAGTTCACCAAAGGCGAAACTACAAGCAAAACTAACGTAGAAGCGAATGCCTTCAAGAATATTAACGTTTGCGACTGCTCTATACAGTTTTCGTTTAACATCTGTGAGTGTCTCTTTTGCGGTTTGTACTCCCTCAAGTCTAAACATCCAATCACTGGATGTCCCATAAGTTTGTGCTGATTGAATGAAGTCGTCATATGACTCTGTAACGCTTCTAGCACGCTCTAGAATGCGCTCGTCACCGATGATGGTATCAAAGACCTCAGAAGGGTCGGAATAAACATTCTTGATGATGTAGGTATAGGATCGTGAATGGATCATTTCCATAAATCCCCACACTTCCATACAGGCTTCCAGTTCAGGAAGAGAACAGTAAGGAATAAATGCCATACCAGGACCACGACCTTGAACGGAATCAAGCATAATCTGATACTTCAAATTGGAAGTATAGATATGCTTTTGTTCTGGTCGTAAAGTCTGATAATCTCCACGATCCTTCTGGAGAGAAACCTCTTCGGGTCTCCAAAAGTATCCAAGTTGTTGAGTTGTTAATTTATCAAAGATAGGGTATTTGTATGAATCATATCTTTGAATTCCAAGAGGTTTGCCAAAAAACATTGGTTGTTTTTTGGTATCAACCTTTTCAGTATTAAATACCGTCATTCCTTTAATATTTGTTTGTTGGTCTTCCGTGGAAGAAACTTTAAAATCAAACTGCGCAGGATTCACACTCTCCCTCCTCTACTGAACTTAACTCATTAAGAAGACTTTCCAATTCGGACTTCTTCTCTTCTACCACTTCATCAGTCTTAATATCATATGTATTTTGATAATAAGAAGTTTTCCATCCGTACTTGTATGTAGTCAGAAAATCATTTGCCATTACTGAAGTAGGAACTTCATTGTTGGCATAATTTTCTGGATTATACGACCAGTTTCCAGAAATCGCTTGATCGAAGAATTTTTGCATAACTGCAACAATATTAATATACCCACGGTTGCTAGGCATATCCCACAGAAGCGTATAATTGTTCTTAAGGGTTTGATACTGTGGAACAATCTGCTTGAGAGGTCCTTTTTTGGACTTTTTAACGGACAGGTAATCTCTAGGTGGTTCGATTCCATTAGTTGCGTTTGACACAACGGAACTGCTCTCCGATGGCATCTGTGCGGACAGTGTTGAGTGCCTGAGACCGTGCTCCAGGATCGATGACCTAAGAGATTTCCAATCGTGTTCATAATCAATGGAAGTGATTTCGTCTACATCTTTTTTATAGGTATCAATTGGAAGAATACCATCAGCATACTTAGTACGTCCAAAGTATTCACAATGACCTTTTTCTTTAGCAAGTTGATTGGATGCTTTCAGAAGGTAGTACTGGAAAGACTCAGAAAGTCCATGAACTGCATCCCATGCTTCTTGAGAATCATAATTAAATCCAAGTTTAGCAAGATAATGTGCCAATCCAATAAACCCAACACCAAGAGAACGACGTGCCTTAGTGGCGATTTCTGCCGCTGCTACGGGGTATTTTTGATAGTCAATCAACTCATCCAATCCACGAACAGAAAGATCACAGAGTTCTTCAAGTTCCTCATCAGACTTTACTTTGCCAACGTTAATAGCGGAGAGAATACAGAGAGCGATCTCACCCATATTATCATCAATATGCTGAATAGGATCTGTTGGAAGAGTGATCTCCTGACAGAGATTACTCATATTTACTTTATCCTTGAAAGAAGAGTGTGAATTGCAGTGATCGATATTCATAATGTAGACACGACCCGTTTCCGCACGTTCCTTAAGGAGGTTAAGAATGAGTTCTTGCGCTTTAATAGTCTTTTTCTTAATGGACGGATCTTTTTCATACGAAACGTAGAGATCATCAAAATCAGAGAATCCGAAACGATCATATAGTCCAGGTACATCATGTGGGGAGAAAAGCGTGATCTCACCATCCTGAATGAACCTCTCATAGAAGAGTTTGCTGATTTGAATGCTGTAGTCAAGTTTGCGAACACGATTATCCTCCGTACCTTTATTGTTTTTCAGCACTAGGATGTCTTCGATTTCTTGGTGCCAGATTGGGAAGTGGACAGTTGCTGATCCACCACGGATGCCATTTTGAGTGCAGCATCGGACAGTTGCCTCAAACTTTTTGAGGAATGGAACAACACCTGTGTGCTGAACTTCTCCACCTCTGATTTTACTGTTGATGCCACGGATGCGGCCTGCGTTGATACCGATGCCCGCCCTCTGTGCAACATACCTACCAATTGCCATATCAGAGCTAAAGATAGAATCGAGGGTGTCATCAACATCAACAAGAACACAGCTAGCAAACTGTCGAAGTGGAGTTCTAACCCCCGCCATGATAGGTGTGGGAATGTTGATTTTGTGCTTTGAGATTGCGTCATAGTACCTCTTAACATATGACATACGGGTTTCTTTTGGATACTCTGCAAAAATAGTCAGAGCAATCATCATATACATGAACTGAGGAGTTTCATATACTCCACCACCACTACGATCTTGAACCAAGTACTTATCAACTACTTGGCGAAGACCTGCATAAGTGAAGAGATAATCACGACTATGATCGATATATGAATCGGCACGTTCAATTTCTTCTCTAGAGTATTTGTTAAAAATATCATCATCATACACTTGAGCATTTACACAAGTATAGATGTGTTGCTCTAGTGTTGGAATTTCTTTCATTCTTCCATACAATTGCTTTCGGACTGCAAATAAAAGCAGACGAGCAGCAACATACTGATAATTTGGATGATCCAAATCAATAAGGTCAGAAGCAGAACGAATCAAAATTTCCTGAATTTCTGCTGTTGTAATTCCATCATAAAACTGAATACCAGAAGTCATTTCAACTTGACTAGCAGAGACTCCAGCAAGACCCTTACACGCCTCTTCAACCATCAAATGCATTTTATCTAGGTCAAGAGATTCAATTCGACCATCACGCTTTTTAACTTTGGTTCCGTTGCTCATATTTTCTTCCAAGTAGTAAATTTTAGTTTTGCTTCTAATCCAGAATAAGTATTTAATTCTATCACAGACTGAACGTCCAGTCCAGATAGTACCATCTCATTAATGTCTTTCTCTTTTATTGATGAAGGCCAGACAACGACCCTTTCTCCTCTGTCAATAACGCGGGAGATTCTTGAATGGATTTCTGCATTACGTGGTTCGTTATCGTAAATCCAAACACACCTGTCAATACCCCACTTACTAACATCACCATCAGCTCCACATAAAGCAATCGCGTTGCGAATGAATGTTGAGTCAAATGGACCTTCGGTGATGTAGACAGTTTCAGTTTTTTGTATTTCATCGAGACCATAGATTTTTGGGGCATCATCATTTAACATCACGGTGATATATTTAATCTTATTTGGACCAAGTGCTCTTCCTTGAAATCCGACTAGAGTATTTTGATAGAACAAAGGAATAATAATCCTTGGTTCATCTCTTTCTGTGCTGTCGAATGTTTGTTGGAGAGAATTAGTCCACTCCTTAAATTTGTCGGTATAATAAAATTTATCCGGATTTAATTTTCTCTTTTCTAAGTAAGATTTTGCTATGGAATTCTCAGATGCTTTCGGTAAATCTAACTTAGGTTTAAACTTCGGTGCTTCGAAATTAAATTTCGGTTCATCTACAATAAAGTTTTTACCAGTATTTCCATCTTTAAATTTTTCGAATGTATATTGTTTGTAAATTACTGGATCTAATTGTTTGAGAAAATTATTAAAGGAAATATTAAGTCCGCAATTATGACACTTAAAGTTTGTATTACTTTTGACTTGATACAAATATCCCCGTGCTTTATTCTTATTCTTCTGCGAGTCTCCACAAATAGGGCAGCGAAAGTTGTAGAGATTGTGCTTTACTTTCTTAAACTTTTGAAATCGCGCAGAAATCAAATTGATGTACTTTACATCAACAAAGTCCATAATCAAACAGTATCCAGTTGATGTATTCTACCAGTTTATTTGGACTTGTCAAGGCAAAGTGAAGTGATGATTCCAGTCCACTTCACAACAGAATTTGTTGTTTTTTGTAGGGTGTAGAGAGTAACTTTCTTTTGAGTTTTCATTGGCTCTAACGCCAACACTCAACTATTTATTTTTGTCGTATCTGTACTTGAGGTGTGTCTGGAGTTAAAAAATCAACAACCATATGAGATTGTGAAAATGCAAAAGAAACAACCGCAAAAACCCCAACTATTATCCAACGATATTTTACAAATTCTTCTAATTTATTTTCTACCTTTTCTATTCTTTTTGATACTTCTTCGTGCTGATCTTTATTTTCAACTCTTAATTCTTCAATAACTCTACCAATATAATCATCTGTTTTGTGACACTGCTCTATTCTTTCTTCATGAACGGCGAGCATCTTATTAATATTTTGACTTGCCTTTCCCATTATCTGTATTGCTTCATCAATCTTATTAATCATAGTTTCATAAGCGGAAAGGCGCTCTTCCAATACTGCAATTTTAGTGTCAGCAGATGTATTTTGATTAAACATTTTTTTGAGGTGATTATTTCTCCTACTACCTCTATGAAACAAAAACCTCAAGTAGTATTGAAATTATTTATCCTTTACCCATCTTCTATAATTTGGTTTGATTCTTCTAAAATCTACTGTTCCATCCTTCTTCTTTTTTCCCATCAAAGGATCAAATCCAGCAACAGGTCCCTTTGGATCCGCAGAACCAGAAAATCCACCAGAAGCACCTGGAGCATTTGCAACCATTTGCTCTCTTATAATTGAAACAATCCAATCAAGCTTCTTCTTTTCCATTGTAGATCTTATATAATTGTTCTAAGCAATATAAATCAACTTGGATGTTATGAATATAACACTTGGGATACTCTGGAAGTTTATTCAAGAATATTATAAAACTTTTCATAGAAGACCAAAGATCTTTTTCTATTTTAAAAAACAACATTGGAGTTGCTGCTTCACCAAAGATATTATAAAGGACAATAAAATGATTTAAAATCAGGTGAGTTTTGAGCTCACCTGATTTTTTGTATCTCTTCAGCAACCTTTTGATATATTTAAAATGATTTAAATCTTTTTCAAAGTCTTCTTTTGTAACCGCTTGTGGGTTCTCATAATGTTTAATAGCAAATAAGAGAAAATTACTCTCATTCAATTCATTAAAAATCATATATTATCAGACAGGAGTTGGATAAAGAATTCCGTCAGATCCAGTTGTAATTCCAGACATTGCAACTAAAGTTTCAGTCTTAACTCTGAAGTTTCCTTGGCAGTCAATGTAGGTTGTTACTCCAACCCATCCAGCGTGAGCGTACCCACTGTATCCAACTGCAACATAATCAGTTGTTGTAGAAATTCCATAAACTTGACGGTCATATCCATCAGTATATCTCTTAAATGTCAGAGTATCTCCCGTCGCAATTCCAGCAGAAATTGTAGATGCAAGAGTAATGCTGGTAACTCCAACAACAGAAATGCGAATGTTGCTTGAGTTATTTAAAAGTAAATCGCCAGCAATCAAACCAGATGGAGGAACAACAGGAATAACTGAAGTTCCAATATTAGCATTTGTAGTTGCTGTTCCCGTAATAGCTAAAGTTGCTAATGATGGGGCAGCATCATTAGCATTACTAAAGGTACTGTCTAGAACTGTGTAACTAGGAAGTTCGCTAATATAGAAAGATGTTCCTGCAATTGCTGCTCCACTTAGTCCTGCAGTAGATCCAATAGTTAATAATGTATCACTTGTAATACCAACGATCACAGCATCTCCGAAGTAGGTGCCACCGCCACCACGAATACCAAATCTAATCACATCTCCAGTTGCAGCCGCACCAACTCTTCCGAAAGTAGTTCCGGTTCCAGTGACCTCAAGAGTACTATAATTTAATGATACTGTACCACCAGAACCAACATTGTCATTGTTTCCCCAGAGTGCCATTCTTTTTACCTTTTCTAAATTTATTCGTAGAAATATTTATAAAAAATAGAGACCCCAAAAATGAGGTCTCTTTAAGAGTTTATAAAGAAATATCAAGGAGTTGGATCAACTGCACCACCATCTTCCGCCTTTTTGCGAACTTGTTGCAAAATAAATGAAAGGATTCCGTTTGCTTTGACTTTTGGATTCGCGCCAAGAAACTCAGAAATAATAAGTAGAATCGTTAAAATTGCTGCTTCATTTGCTTTATAAAAAGCAAGTAGTGCTCCAATTGACATAATGACCTCCTATAAGTATAACCTAAAACTATTTAGGATTTTTTCACCCAAAACTAGATACTGAAGTTCCAGCTGGAGTTTGTCTAAGGGTTTGTAGTTCCTTCGTCTTAAGAGTTACTGCTGCTGATTTTGCTCTTTGTGCTGCTGCTTTTGCCTTTGCGTCCTGATTTGCTTGTTGAGACTGTTGAGGTTGAGCCTGCGTTTTTGGTTGAATTTCCATTGCCTGCTCTGCCATTCTTTTAGCCATTTTAGTAGCAGTAGCATACATCACTTCTTTACCACGACCAGGATATCTCTTTTCAAAGTCTGGTGCTTTTGACTTCATCGACTTTACAATTCTTTCCTTTTCTTTTGTTTCAGCAGTACTTAAGACCTTTTCATCAATCTGAACGCTTTCACTTCTTACAGATGCAAGCAAATCATCTAACTTTGACTTTCTCTTTCTTTTTGGTGCAGTAGTTGCCTTTGCCTTTGGTGCTGCTGCTTTTTTAGTTTTTGCTTTTGCTTTTGGTGGAGTTGTCTCACTTCCAGCCCAGGGATCTGGTGATTTTTCTGCTTTCTTTTTAGATGGTGGAGTATAAGATCCACTGCTTACTTTTTCCTTCTGACCTGCACCAGCACCACGATAGGTTGATGGTTTTCTTGCTGCAGTATGTGGTTTTTTGTCTCCGCCTTCCATCTTACGTGCAACACCCAATGCACCCTTAGCAACTTTTCTTGCACCAGTTGCTACTGCTTGTTTTGCTGCTTTCTTAGCACCACGAACTTTACTAGAAAGTTTTTGTCTTGCAAGTCTTGCTACTGCTCCCACAAGATTTTTTCTCTTCTTCTCTCCAGTTGGAGTATCATGACCGTAGGTTACAGTTGCTTCAGTTAAAGCATACTCAATTGCCTCTTCAATATCATCTTCTTCATATCCTTCTTCTAGAAGTTCATCATAAACGCTTTCAACAACATAATCCATTTCATCAATCTCTACCATCTCAAGTAGAGTTCCACCAAGATTTTCTACTGCCTCACCCATAGATGGGTTAATCTTGATTTTATTATTTACTTTCTTTTCAGTAATTTTTTGATCGTTCTGCTCTTTATCAACGACATCCATTACTTCAGAAAGGTCTTGTCTCCAATTTGAGAAACCTTCTTTAATTTTTTTCTTTTTCTTAAACTTACCAGATACTTCTCCTTCCTCATATCCCTTTCCATCACCATCATCATCCCACCATCTCTTCACTTCTTTTGCTTCGTGAGTTGAGATTGCCTTACCGATTGCCTTTCTACGGTTCTTAAGATACTTGTCGGCGTTGGTGTTCTTCTTACCATCATTATCAACATCATCATCTTCGTGCCCTACGGGATCGAGTGCTTCGTCAAACTTCTTTGCTGCTGCTGCCGCCATGCTCTTATAAGCATCAGTCTTCTTCATATCTTCAACTGCCTTTTCGTTTGCTTCACGACGCTTCTTCATATCGGTCTCAAGATGTGAAGTTTCATCAACTACATTTTCCTCTTCTTTGATTGGAGAGACAGTAACAACTCTCCTCTTTGCTTGCTTACTATAAAGTCTTTCTGCTTGTGCTCTCTTCTTCTTTGCCTTTGCTGCTACCTTGGGATCACCACCACTCAATCCAGCAAGAATACCAGCTCTCTTTCCTGCTTCTTTTGATGCTCTTAGAGCAAGATCAGCAGAAACTTCGGTTACACAATCTGATGCAACCTGCTCCAGATACACTCTGGAAATATCGTTCAGAGGATTAATAGACATCTTAATAAGTACTTGCTTTCTTTGCCTTATACTTATTTATGAAATTGACTCCGTATGCCTTACCACCTTTCTGAAGATACTGACTATTGGTTCCTATTACTCCTGGGGTCATTTTTGCATAATGCTTAAATGCACCCAAAGTTCCCACCAAAGTATTTGGATGCGTCTTATCTCTCATTGGACTATCCATTTTCACTTCAGTATATTCCATCAAATCCTTAATCCAAGATTTAAACATATAACCTTCTTCTGTTACACAGATTAAATGATTGGTTCCTCTACGCATTACTTCACCAATCAACCCAGTATTTAAGTTCTCAACCTTATCTCCAATTCTAAAAATTCTACCTCTCACATAATTTTCACGAAGATTTCTCATATCACATTTTGGAGCAATCTCCCAGAGATTATAACTCTCCTTTTTGACTTTTGATGCTTTCTTCGCACCCATTCCCTGACGAACTGCATCAAAGAGTGTTTGAGTATCTCCATCATCCAATGTCTTTGGAGTTCCTCTACGGAATGATGCAAAGTCATTATCCATTACCGCCTTTCTCATCTTGGATGCAGACATTCCTTCTACACCTTCAGCATCTGCATCACGAACACCGGCGGAGATTACACGAATTTGATCGAAGGTATAAAGATCTCCATTGTACTTTTGCGCTAGGTTCTCAAACTCTGCCTGACGATCAGAACCAACAACAATGTTTACACTTGTGTATCCATCTTCGTTAGCAGAAACAAGAACGTTAAAGATGGTCTTCATCTCATCATCGTTAATGATGTTATCCTTAAACTCAGGGAACATCCTCTTCATAAACGAAACTTTTTTATTTGGATCCAATGGATTTTTCTTTGGATCTTGAGATCTTGATGGATAGATCTTAATGTCTCCACCAGCAGAAATTCTCTTTGCAGACTTTAGAAGTTTTTCGTGTCCGACTGTTGGTGGATTAAAACGACCAAATACGACAGTCAGTGGTGGAAGTTCCTGTTGTTGCTCTTGGTCCTGTGGTGCTGCTCCAGGTGCTTGAGGGGCGGCAGGAGCGGGTGCTTGTGCTCCTTGAGGTTGCTGAGGCATAGGGGCTGCACCTGACTGCCTTGGTGCTGCAGCGGGTTCCTGTGCTCCTGCTGCTTGGCGACCATCAATGAACTTCAGTTTTCCTTTATCAGTTCTTGCTACGACTTTACCAGAACGATCCAACCAACCGCCGTGACCGTCTCCTTTCAAACCCATTTTTTGAGCCTGCTGAGATGCTTGTGATTGTGTTGCTTCTGATAAAAATGTAAAGAAACTCTTCATATTGTTTAATCTTATACCTTTATTTATTATTCTAACTTTATGTAAGGTGCTGAAAAACTTGCTTGAGAACTTGCGTAAAGATATAAATCCTTTACAACTTCATCTGCTTTATCTTTATTTGCATTCTTAATTGTCAATAGTAATCTCATAACCAAATACTTAGAATATCTATATTTGTTTGATTTGGATTGAATTGTTGACGCCATAGCATCAAGATCTCCACTTTTTATCAATCCATAATCCACCATCATTTTTGATATATCTTTGGCGTGTTTCTCAGTATTTTGTTCCGCTAACCTAGCAGACTCTTGCGATGAAGGTAGTTCTTTAAATCCGTGTCTTTTTAAAATATAGTTTAATGGACCAAGAGAAACTTTACCTTGATTTGCAGACGCTCCTTTAATTTCTCCCTGCCATCCAGTCAATGAAGTTTCTCCACCAAAACTTCTAAATTGAATTTTTTCACTTGGAGCAGATCCCCATTGAATATAACCATCCATAGCATCTAAATTTGTAGTAGTTCCTTTAAATGATGCTGTTGTTATTTTTTTATCTGTTGGAAAATTTTTTGGTGTTATTTTTGCCTTACCACTTTCATTCTTCTTCAAAGAAACTCCTATCACCTTTTTACTTTGAATGTACTCAAACATTTTTTCATTCAGTCCCTTAAGAGTTTTTTCTTCTGATATATCTCTGATGGCAGAAGAATCCGAAATCATGTATATATCAGCAGGACTCCATTTATTAAGATTACCAAAAGCACGTTCTTCTCTATTAATTTTAGTAAACGTATTTTCTATAATTTCTACAGATTTTGATCCTCTATGAAAAGTATATTTTCCACTTCCACCATACATCTTAAATAAGGCATTAGCACCTGCTATAGATGACTCTATCCAATCATCAGGTAAATCATTCACCATTTTTTGAAAACTTTCATCAGTATCAGCAGTTGCGAGTGCTTTTTGAAAGTTTTCTTTTGTTAAATCTTTATTTGTAATTTCCCTTTTCAAAACATTAAATGCCATCGCAGCATACAAAGCCTGAGATGATTCGGCTAACTTAGTTACTGCTGCACCAGCACCTGATCCACCACCTGCACCTTTTTTATATATTAACTTTATAATAGATTTTGATTTTTTTAATTCTATTTTAGTTACTGGAAAAGAAGATTCGCTTTTATCAATTTCATTAACAAATTGAACTCCTCTTTTCTTAAGTTCTTTGGATATAAGATCTTGTGCTTCTGCTCTCTGAGAAGCAATTATTCTGATTTTATCTACCTTTGGACCAGCTTTAACTACTTTAGTTTGGTAGTTTTTTAAAGCAATATTTACAGCTAGCAATACTTCAGTATCTGTCATTTTTAATGACTATTTACTTATATTTAGAATGGAGAATAGGGGACTCGAACCCCTCACCCCCGCCGTGCAAAGGCGGTGCTCTACCAAATGAGCTAATTCCCCGAGTTCAGATATTATAAAACCCTCTCGACTAAAAGTCAAGAGGGTTAGAGCAACCTTCCGATTTATTTATCAAACACCAACTACAGCACCAATACTATCATCAAGTTGTTGAATGACTTCACGAACATCAGCAATTCGCGGAGGAACACTTACTTCATCATATGTGTATCCTTTTTGTGCTTCAAAAAGAATTTGACGAACTGCTGCTGCTTGACGAGCATCCATTTTAATAGTTACTTGTTTTTCTTTAGTCACAGGTCTCCCTCCACACGATTTTCGGAACGATAAACATCAAAAGTACCTTCAGGATAACGAGCACTCAGTTTCTCATAGTTCATTTGAAGAATTTCTTCAAAGTTAGTATCAAGAGCCATAAATGCTTGAGAGAGATACCAACAGATATCACCAAGTTCACGCTTCAGGTGAAAAGCATTCTCTTCGTTATAAGGTTTACCTTGAAGAACAATCTTTTTAACAACTTCAGTAAACTCACCTGCTTCTGCACTCATACCTAGTGCAGCAGTCAGAAGACGAGGAACATCAGCATCTGCAGTTGCTTCCAGTTCCGCAATACGAGCAAGAAGTGCTGCTAGATCACTACTTGCAGGACTTGTAGTTTGACGAACGAATTCAATATATTTGTTTGTATCAATAACTTGAGTCATATTAGAATTTAAATCCTTCAAATGATTTTTTAGGTTTCTTTTCCTCATAATCATACTCTTCTTCCTTTCCAGAGTCAAGTATGTCTTGTTGGGCGGATTGTTCGCAGTCATAAAGACGCATTTTTGCCCTATCAATTCCAACCACAAACCTCTTGTGAATGGTTGGGTCATTATAACGATTCTTAAGTTGTTTTACGAGAATCTGTCCCAGACCCTCCAACTCTTCAGTGCTAATAAGGGCAAACATAAGGTCAGCAGTAGCAGGAAGACCAAAGGACTCAGAAGTATCAGTAAGTTCAACATCAGAACTACCATAACCTGAGCGAGTGGTCTGAGTAGCGGAGACAATCGGGACATTAAACTCAACTGCGAGCCCCCTAAGTTCCTCAGCAATTGCCTTGACAAATGTATAAGAATTGATGTTGCTGTTTCCGCGATACCTAGAGGAAGCACAAATATTAAGGTAATCAATAAAAATAATATCAGGTCTAAATGACTTCTTAAGTGCAAGTTCATTAAGAAGTGACTTAAAGTGTCCTGCATGTGCGGAAGCAGTAGGATATTCCTTAATTATAAGTGTTCCTTGGGTCTTCTTTGCAAGATTATTGACCTTATTCTCAAACATTTGTTTGGGAAGATCAACAATATCTTGAATAGGAACATTCAAGAGGTTTGCATCAATTCTTTCAGCAATGCGCTCTTCTGCCATTTCCAACGTAATGTAGAGAACGTTCCTCCCTTGGAGCAAGACGGAGCTAGCAACATGGCACATGAATAGAGACTTGCCGACACCCGTACCAGCAAGAGCGATATTAAGAGTCTTATTAGGGAGACCGCCTTTGGTAATTTTGTTAAAGTATTCAAGATCAAATTCAATTTTATCCTCCTTTTTGTGATATGACTCATATCTTTGTTCGTAATCCTGTAAGTAATCGTGACCTATATGAGTATCAAAACTTACAGCAAGAGCATCAGAAAGAATAGAAGGAATACTATCTCTATTTTTCTTTTCATCTTTACCGTCAGCAATATGAATTGACTCCATAAGTGCAAGATAAATTGCACGATCACGACACCATTTTTCAGTACAATCAACCAACCAATTAAACTCAACTGGAACATCTTCAAGAGAAGAAATAAGATGAATGATATCTTTAAAAGAAGTATCATTAATATCCTGCCGCTTCTCTACCTCAATACAAAGGACTTCTTTGGTTGCTGGTTGATTATATTCCTGAACGAAAGAAAGTATTTCTTCAAATACAATCTTTTGATTTTGATCTTCAAAATATTCAGATTTGATAAATGGTATTACTTTTCGGACATATTCTTCATTATGTAACAGGTTTCTAAGAATTAGAAACTCAACTTTCTCCATAACTAAATTCCTTTCGTGCGATTTCGTCCAACTGTTGCATTACTTCTTCAGTGAAATATACTTCAGGTTCTTTCAGAATCTGTTTAGCATAAATCTTCTTACCATCAATCTCATAGCGTCCTGCTACATTCTTCCAAAGTCCTCCAATCTCTCCAAGTTCAAGAAGACCGTAGTAACGATCAAGACCACGCTCATCATAATAAAGACGAACCTCAACATCTTTATTCTCTTTACTCAAACGCGATTTAGCAGTCTTAGCCTTGATAATATTTCCGACCACTTCCGTTCCATCCTTTTCTTTTTTCTTTGAGAGATAAATGATTGTAGAGGCTGCGTATTTGAGTCCAGAACCTCCTCCCATTTCTTTCGTTGGTACATAAGCTCCGATGACATCGTATGTATGATTTGTGACAATGAGTGGAACATTTGCTTGACCTAGTTTAAGTGTTAGCATTCGGAAAGCACCTTTGATAAGTTGCGATTTAGTCATATCACGAACTTGCTTATCATTCAGTGCATCAGTAATCTCTTTCTCTGTAGAAAGCATACCCAGAGAGTCTAACACAAACATGCAAGGACTACGTTCCCCTTCGGGTTTCTTCATATAAAGATCAACTGCTTTAAGAGCCTTACTGCGGAATTCTTCTACGGTGACAACATTAACCACGACAAGGCGTGATGTGTCAATGCCGCGTGACTCCAGGAGAGACTTTGTAATGGCAGCCTCAGTATCAAAATAGAGACAATAACCATCGGGATTATTATCAAGAAAATTCTTAACCACGGCGAGACTGAAGAAAGTCTTTCCAGTAGAAGACTCTCCAGCAATAGCAGTAATTTTATTCCCAGATACACCACCAAAGATGCTACCCGAAACCAGTGCATTAAAAATATACGAACCCGTGTCAACATAGATCTCCGTCTCATCAATATCCGATGCTAACTTTGTATAGTCATCACCAATTTCTTTTACAATATCTTTAAGAAAATCCATTAGGCAAAAAATGAATCAAGGTTTACTGTCTTTTCCATATTCCACCCAATAATATCAAGAATAACTTTGAGTGGTTCTAGAAATGCTTTCTCAAATTGTAATTCATAATCTATGTATTTGTCAAGATTCAGTTCCTTGGGAAACTCCTGAATAAATGAGATTACATTCTCATGAATCGTATTTGGTTTCTTGAGGTAAACAAACTTGATCTTTTCTCCGTTCTGAATCAAAGAATATTTTCCAGTCAGGTTATTTTCTTTGACATAATAATTAAAGAGAAGTGCTCCACGAACATGAATCGGAGTTCCCTTTACATAAATTTGAGAGTGTGATGTATATTTCTGAACGTCAGACGCAGAACGTGGGAATGAGATTTCTTCAGGTGGTAATTTCTTAAATTTATTGCGGAAATCATCAATAAACTGAATCATATCATCTTCACTTCCACTCATCAGAATATTAAATGCTTCTTTCAGCATCTTACGACAAGGAGCAGGAGTAGAAGATTTGATTGCTTCAATACCCTTGATTTTCAGTTTGGGTGATTCATATCGAACACCTTCACTATCCCATACACTCAGAATGTATCGTTTCTTCGCAGTCCAAATACCACGTTCAGCAATACACTCACGCTTCATAATCATCTTCTGATCGTAAGCGTTTACATAATTCGCCAATTCTTGATAAGAACTTTCAATATATTTTTCAAGTTCCACTTGACACACCTTATCAAGGAACGAAACAATGTCTTGAGTAGTTTTCTCTCTTCCTTTGAATACAGTTTCAACCAAAGGACCCATATTGAGATAGATAGAATCAGTATCAGAAGCAATAACATAATCTTCACCATCTGTTTTAAGAATTTTGTTTATGTAGGAGTTCATCTTATTCATAATCCACTGAATTGAAACCTTACCGGAAAGAGTAATCGCTTCAGCGTTTGCTAGTTTATAGTAACGGAAATACTGATTGCCAATAGCACCATAAGCAGAGTTAAGCTGAATCTTCCTCGCCATTTGGATGTTA